GACTTTTCCTTACGGCGTACTTGTGTACGAGCAACACGGCGTTCTTTAGTTGTCTGCAATGGCTGAGCAATGTCTAATGCAGCATCTGCTTCTGCTTGTGCTGCTTCAATCTGAGCGCGACTTAACTTAGTAACTTCACGACCACGACCTGCTTCACCTACTGCCTCAGGTAGAACAATGTGTGATAGTCCACCTGCACGGCGGTCATCACCTACAACTGCACGACCAAAATTGTTTTGACGAAGGTAATTATACAAAGGAGAGTTTTGGTCTTGCCAACCCTTACTCTTTACCCAAGCACGCCAAACCTTTACATCTCCACCAAATACTTCTTTGCGTACATCCAATGGGATGTCTGACCATTTAGTGAGATAAAGAGCATCACCGTAAACACGCATTGGTGTAACGCTTCCACCATCACGGCGGACACGGAATACTGCACGCTCTAATTCTTTAGGATTAAAGTCGCGTATTCTATCCTCATCAACCTTAACAAAACCTTTGCTTGTGCCTTTGCGAACTTCAACAATGTTTCCAGCGCGAGTAGCATCAATCATGTCTGCTTTCATAAGTTCAGCAGCATTTTCTAATTTAGCAGGAAATGGTTTTCTTTGAACTTTAGGCGCAATGGCTTCAAGAACAATTTTAGTTGGACCTTGTAAAACACCGTCAGCATTTGCCTCAGGAATTGTGCGAGAAATAATTTTAAACTTACTTCCCGGTGGTAATAAAATTTCTGCTTCTCTTTGAGCATCTTGCCAACTACTTGCCCTTTTAATAGTTGGGTCATAGGCAGCAAAATCATCATAAGTTCTTTTAATGTCTAAGCCCGGATGATTTTTAGGCAATTTAATTTCAAGAAAAAATGCACGACTTTCAGGTATGTCTGAATTTTTACTTGTAGCAACAAAGGCTGGTTCTGTAACAATCCCACCAACTGGTGTTTTGTAAAAAGCAGTATTATCTGTAATACGATAAACTGTTGTTGGTTCTTTAATTATAGAGCGTTCAATAGTACGCTTTAATTCACCAACCCACTTTTGAGCAGAAGGATTTAATTTTTCTAACTCTCCTGTAACTTCATCAAAAGTCATACCACGCAAAATGTTTTGTTCAATACCAGCAACGCCAGTAACCCATGCTTTAACAGCGGGAAATTCGCTGGTTGGCATTTGTTCAAAAACTTCTTTTGTTCCCGCTTGTCCAGCAGGTGCTTGTTCAATACCTTTTCTAGTAACAACTCTTAGTGGAACTGGTCGCCCAGTATCTGAGATGTAACGCTCTAATCCAAAACTAAATTCTTGTGTTGCATAACGGTCAGCAATTTGTGCATTAGTAGATGCAGATAGCGGTCTTGTTGGGTCAAACTCAAATGCATCTGCTGTTGAACCATGATACAAAGTAACGGCTTCTGCTTCTGCCAAGGCAGAACGAAGTCTTTTAAGTTCTCTAGGTAGAACAATGGCTGCTGCTTCCTCAACACCAACTAGATTGCCTTTAGCCTTTTCAGCAGCAATGTAGTTAGCAATTAGGCGCTCGCCACCACGCTCAATGTCTGCCATGCGGGTACGGATTTCTCCTGCAAGACCTTTACGAGAAAGGTCAAGACCACGAAGCATGTCTTGAAGTTTTGCAACTTCATCACGCAAAACATTGATGTCGTCTTTACGACCAGCCAAGACTTCAACATTATCAATAAGACGGGTAAAGCCAGCCTTACGGTTTTGTAAAAATCTTTGTACAGCCGAAGGACCACCAACTGCTACCGCTGCTGGCAAAGCAAAAGCCTTAGCCATCATAGATAGTTGTGCTTCTGTAAGGTTACGAACCGTGTAACCTAGGCGCATAAGAACAGATGTCTTGAAAATGTCGTTAACATTATCAAGGGTGTTCATAAACTTTTGTCCACGAACAGCAATCTCTGTTGGGTCAATACCTGAAAGAATACCCGGAAGCACACGCTCGTAAGAGTCAATGCCATCCTTTAGTCGGCGTAAATCCATTGCAATAACAATGTTTGCAGACTCACGCTCTAACTGTGGGAACTTAGCAATTACTGGACCGTTCTCTGTAAAGATAGACAAGAAGCCACGGTCTTTGTGTTCTTTAAGTGTCTTAGCACGGCGGTAATCAAAAATTGCGTATAGTTTTTCAATCTGTTGCTGAGTCATGTTTGGGGCAATAATTCCCAAAGCATCTTTTTCAGCCAACTTAATAATGTTTAAACGCTCGCCTTCGGTGGCTGCTGCAAGATACTGGTCAGCGTATGTGCCAGCCTTTGCTGCAAATGTTCCACCTGAAAGTTCAACAGCCTCACGCAAAAATGCGTTCATTTCTACATAGGAGTCACCATCATTTACTCTGAACACACCACTTGGGCGGAACTTAGTAAAAAATTCTGACTTACCCTTCATGTAATTAACAACCATTACGGCTGGGTGAAGGCTTGTTTTTTGTATCATTGTAATTTCAGGGTCAGCAAAAGTCTTTGCTAACTTTTCTGCACGATTGCGTGCATAACCTGAAAGTGGTCCACGGGCAAAAGTTCCACCACGGAACTCATTGCCACCAGTAGAAACTTTTTCTAATGCAATACGGAAGCGGTCATCCTCTTTAACAAGATTATCTAAATAAGTTGTAATTGCCCTGTTGTATTCAGGGTTAACAATTAAATCACCATCAAGTTGTCCGTTAAGTGCTTCACGGAAAGGCTTTGGTGTATCTGTTAAGTTATCAAGAACAAGTGCTGCTTCGTCATCAACTTTTGCGATTGCTGCCATTGCTTGCTTGTCTGTACCAATTACAGCACGGAAAGTATCAACAACTTCTTGCTCAGTAGTTGCACGACCAAATAAATAAGCCATAGCGTCAGGATGTGTAACACGCTTTTTAGCCCAGTATTCATACTGAGTCTTTGCATCAGAGCGTGCAAGGAATTGAACATCCTCAACAGCACGACCTTCACCTTTAAGAGCGCGACCTAATAGGTCATCAACTCCTTCGGTAGTCATTGCTAACTTACCAAAAACTTTGCGGGTTGCAGAACCCGGAATTGCTGCAATGCCAGTACGACCAGCACCCATCAACCCTGCTGCCATTGGCGCACGGGATGCAATAGATAAACCTTTACCAGCAAACCCTGCAAAGAACAATGGGTCAATGGTCATAGATGAAGTAAAATCAACAGAACCGCTAGCAAACTTACCAATAAACTGGTCGTTAAATGCTGCTTCTCTGTCCTCAGGATTGAATAAATCAAATCCTGCTGATAAAAACTTTAAGTTACGGTCAGTAAAATCGTGAAACCAACCTGAATTTTCTGCTGCGTTCTTGCCCGGACCAAACAAAGATAGGGCAACTTGACCCATAGAAATTTCGTCTTTGTTTTCGGCTACACGCTGTTGATACTGTTCGTATGTTTCACCAACATTTTTGTATCGGTTATACATAAAGGGCAGTTCAAGTCCCTTTTCAACAATGTTTTCACGGGCTTTTCCACCGAGTTCATAAGATGCTTCGCCAACAGCAAACAGTCCCTTGACTGCACCACGAACTGGCGTGGTTCCAACTTTGACTACACCTTTGGCAACATTAACGGCATCTACATACCAAGGGTCATCATTAGAACCTGATGTAGCAATGTCGTGGATTAGTCCCGGTATGCCTGTAAAATTAACAACACCTTTGGCTATGTCGCCAATACGGTTAAACCAAGACATTAAACTTGACTCCGTAAATAACGGTAGAAGTTACGCATAGCATTTGATGCATTTGGTGACTCAGCAATGCGTGCATAGATTGGCAATACAGCCATAAGTCTTGCAACATCCTCAGAGTTTTGAGCAGCCACCATTGCTGGGGAAGTTAACACTTCCGGTCCCGGACCTGCACCCATTGGAAGTCCAGCAGTAATTGGTTCCTCAGGGTATTGAGTTGGTTGGTCTAACGGAACAACTGGCTTTGCATAACCTGCTAAAGCCGAGCCTTGATTTAAAGGTAAAGATGCAGGGCTGGATTGTCCACCACTCATGGGCGCTTGGGTTTGTAGGTCATAAAAGTCCTGCCCGTCACCATAAGCCATGCCTGCTGTGTATCGTGCAGGTTGTCCATCCGTTCTTTGAGAGAGCGCACCGGGTCCTGAAACTGGTGCAGGGTTGGTCGGTTTCCTGTATCCACCGCGCTGGTCTGCCATTTTATCCTGCTTTCATTTCGCTTTAAGAGCGTATCTAAAGTGCATCTTTTAAAATTATGAGTAGTTTTGTTTAAACAGCGTACTCAGGCTGCATCAATGAAGTTCTTACTTGTTCTTGGAACCGCGGGTTCCTTTTGGTTGCTTGCTAAGAAAAAGCGTTCCGCCTTTAGGATTGCCCTTTTTTGGAGTGCCATCTACGCGTGGCTTTTGTACATTAGCCTTACCTGCTGAACCTTGGTTCGCTGGCTTCTTGCTGTATCCCTTCATTTATTCACCCCCTTTACGCTGGTACTCGCCGAATTAGGCTAGCCTGTAAATTAGGCTCTCCTTGTTGAGTTAGACTTGCCAAAAGTGACTGAACATCAGGGCGACCACCGGGCGCAATTTGACCTGCTGCCACGCCGACCATCCGACCACTTGGACTTAATCCAGCGGGGAGTTGTTGCCCAGCACCCGCAGGACCCTCAACTGGCATGCCATCAGGACTTACTGTTTCAGGAGTCATGCCCGCAGGTGTGGGAACCTCAGGTTGTCTGAACGCATCTGCCACAGCAACTTCAATAGAAGTTCCCTTTTGGCGTGCGTTTATGACTGATGATAAAGCAACTAAGATTTCAGTTGGGTTTTGTCCTTGGGATGCAAGGGCTGGAATAGCCTGAGCATAGGAAGCAATCGCTTGCTTCATTGCATCACGAAGTTCCTCGGTATCAACCTTGGCTTCCTCTTGTGTTGCATTAAATGAAAATGGCATTTGTCTGCGTAGGAAATCACGGGAAATCAATTTATCTCCGCGAGCCTGCAATCCAAATACCAAAGCACGGTTAGGGTCAAGTCCTGCCATCAATCCGTACTGAACATCTACGGTGTAGTCACCATCAATGTCGCGGGTTGGGCGATACTTGATTGAGTAAGGGGTTCCATGATAGTTACCCTTTAATTCTTTTTCGGTATTACCAAATACCATTTCGTCAACCTTGAAGCAGATGCCAACAAGTTCAACAAAGGCACGGGCAAACATAGAGTGTGCGGTTTTGATTTGTGTATCAAAGCCGGACATAAGAGCCTGAACACCACGACCAGTAACGATTGAAGCATCAAGGTTACCTGTACGGCTTTCAGGATAACGAGAACCTAAACGCAGTTCTTGTTCAAGAACTCCCTGTTGAGCAAAAGCGCCTGCTGGTATTTCAAGTGGGACTCTACGAATTTCATTAGGCTTCTGTGAGCGCATAATTGCATCAGGTCCAAGAGCCAACTCCTGTACATCAGTAGGCATAGCGATTGGTGCTTGTACTGCCTTGGTCGCTGCCTCTAGGGAA